CCTTGTTACATATCCGCGAACAGTAATAGATAAGGTAATGGTGAGTTAAAGCAAAGGACGACCATGATGAATAGGCCCCCATAGGATTACCGACAGCGTATGAGATCTCTTTCGAGACCTTACTACCGTACGGATAATAACTAAAAGGATAACCTACCATTATGTCTTTCCAAGCCTCAACATAAGAAGCAGGGAAGCGAGAGTTTAGTACTTGCGCAATCAGGTCGATCGGAAATCTATCAGTAGCATTTGATAAATCTATGCTATAATAAATCTCCGCGCCTTCAAGCGCTTTCCTAAACCCCCCTTGATCGTAAGTTTGGTCTTGGGGGATTTTCCGTAAAACAGCAAAGAGATACTCATGAAGAGGTTTTAGAACAGTTTGACTAAAATAGTCAAGCTGAGCTATAACTCTCACTTTCAACTCCTTATCTGGAAAATAATTTAGCTTACGGATTCACATATTCAGCGCAGGTTTTTGAAACAAATTAAAACCTCGGAATACATTTATCCCGCTAAGTAATGTTTCCAGAACATTGGAAAAGTCAGATCCTCCGACAATCTTTAATGATTGGACGAGACTGTCTGGAAGTGACTCTAAGTCATCCACAAACGATTTTAAGGCGTGGCCGTTAGGCCCGCTTTTTGTTGTGAAGTGGAATTGACGTCAACGTGCTGCTTTTGGAACGTCCCCGGTGGCGAAGTACCCTAGCTCAGCTCAGAAAGAACCAGCTCACATAGCGATATTAGCTACACCCCTAACAAAATTTGGGGCTGCGGATACCGGTGTGAAATCAGGTTCTTTACCGAGTTTCAGGCTCCGTGGTGAATAAAGTATTGTATTGAGAAACTGCAGCTTTGCAGCTGGAATCTCTCCTCTACGCAACTCATCAGCCAGGAACCCTAGAGCTAAGGGTATACCGTCTCTAGTATATCTGATACCGTCAAAGCGCGAAGGATTACCTGATAAGTAATTCATCAACGCTCCGCGAAGTTTCTTTGCATAAAGCATTGAAGCAACGCTACCTCGGTCCTTTTGAATGGATTCGAGGCGATGGCAAAGATCTAGATACTTCTCGTCGTGGCCAAGTCCTTGCAAGTGAAAGCTTGCTCGGATTCAGGATAACACCTGGGAGACACTCGCCCATAGACTAAGCGAAGAAACGTTTAGTCTTGGATTCGAATGTTTTCTCATGGTAATTATCGTGGTTCCCGATGGGTCAAGTCGGTACTTTTTGTTTATTTGTCCCCCTTGTTGTAAATTTAACCTGAGAATACTTTCCAGTTTGGATTTCTTCAACAAGTAAACGTACTATCGTAAGAAGCAGATGTCTATATGACAGCCCTCGAGAGATACCAGAGTGTATGCTCCAGCACTCACAAAACGTGGAGAGCTGCCGGAAGGCAGCGGGCACTTCCTCGAAAG